TAGACTGAAAGTCCTCTAGATCCTCACATTTATAGCAGTATTGTTTCATCATATTGCTCTTAAATATGATCTTAACTAGGCTATTATCGTAGTCTAATTCTAAATATTCGACTGCATTTGAAGGTAATTGTTCATATTTAATGGCTCCAGTAGAGTCAGACATACTAATTTGCTCGTTATGTGTGTATTATAGCAGATTTAGTAGGTTAATGCAACCTTTTTAAAAGTAAAAACCGAACTTTCTTAACTTTTTGACTTTTTTAACTTTCTTAATTTCTCAAATGTTTCATTTTTTGAACTTTCGAGACTTTTCGCTTGACTTTCGGTAGACTGCGGGCTAAGACCCCAAGTTCCCTCAACATTAACTGAGAGATAGAACACTTAGGTATGGTTTATTTAACATTTAATTAAATGGTTAGTTTTCCACAGGTTATCCACAAGTTTTCCACAACCCTGTGGAAAAGTATCAGTGATACCAGTTAGAGCTACGTGCGGATGCCCTTCTTATCTTCTACCAATTTCAACTGTCTTTGCATCTCATACTTCAATGATGATACGTGACCCTCTAGGTACTGTTCATACTCATTACCCTCTATCAAATCACCTAGATGTGCAATATGTTCTAGTGCAAATACTAGTTTGGTTTGTTCATTTAGCACGTAGTTCACCCTCTGCTAGTTGTGTTGTTGATAGTAATAGTTTGTTGGTTTGTTTAACTGTCTTACCATTGGGTGACTTAAACTCTAGTATCAATCTATTACCATTGATATCATTACCAATGATAGTATAGAATTTACCACTACGATGTCCACCTGCTCCTCCACCTACCATTGTACCAGTTGACATAATTGCTGGTGCTGTTAGTAAACAAAAGGGGCCAGTAAAGGCACAACTACCTAATCCTACTAACATTCCACCACCTGTACCTGCTACTGCTCCTACTGCTGCACCACCAACGGAGAATTCTTGTTTCTCTGTTGTCCATTGTACTACTGTTGTGATGTGTCCCATTGGATGTATCACACCTGTATCATCTATTGTAATGTCACAAGGTTTCCACTTCTCTTCAACATATTCACCATCATCTTCTAACACAAGGCAGCTTGGACCTTTAGATGAACGTTTTTGTACACCTGTTAATGGACGTGAACCTGGTCTAATACTATCTGCTAATGCTGGTGTCAACATTGTTGATAACATTAATGCTGTGATGAGTTTAATCATCTTTCTCTTGATCATCGAATTTCTCTTTGAGTGATACTATGTTGTCAGTGTCTAACCAACCCAGTAGTGTCCACAACCAAATTAGTGATACTACTAAGACAATTAATTCTACTACTGGTGTTGGTAACATTATAGTGCAGGGTAATCTTCGTTACGTACGAGTCCAGTCTTTCTTGTATGAAAGTCTTCCATCAAACGTACGACTTGCTTTCTATCTAGTCCAGCAAGATGTTCACAATTCTCAAGGCAGCGATAGATACATTCTCTATCACTCATTGGAGGTGATATTTCCCATCCTTGTTCATCATAATACTTCTTACCTTGTGTGACTTGTGCCTCAACGTAAGATGCATCAAACTTATCTTCTGGATTAGTATAACTATGTGTCAATCTAATTTACCTAGATCATTAATCTGTTGTGGTTTAGGACGATGTGCTTTGAAATCATCGTGGTTACCATCACCAGGCATTTTACCGTAGGCACAGTATTCAATTGCTTGTATACTTCCTTCGAGTCGATCAAGATCCCTGTCTAGTTTCACATACTCTAAGTGTGCTTCTTCTAGTTCTACTTGACGCATTTCTAGTTGTGTCTGTCTCTTCGTGAAACGAGCTAACAACTGTTCATATGATTCAGTTTCTTTCGGCATTTGTGTTAGATTGGATGAGAGTTTCTATTTGTTGACCCATATAGCGGTAGCCACTACCTACGTAGACCTGACCGCCGACGACCGCAACCGCACACACAGCCCAGAACCAGTAATACCATTGTGTTTTGAGTTGATGTATTTTCATCTGATTTATGTGTTCCCTGTTATTATACCATACGGGTGGATATGTGTAAACCTCGGTATAAATACTCGTTTACAAATGATTAAGAAACTAGTGTGTGACAGGGATCCAGGACATAAATAGTAGTAGAATGCGTGAGGTCACAGAGATGAACCCAAACTCCTTTGTTATGGAGTATCATTCAACTAGAGGTACATAGTCTATGTTAAATCACAACGTCATCAGCAATAATCAATTAGCAGATTGGAAAGAAACGACTGAGGCAGTCTACGAAGTAGATAATCACCTCAATAACTACTACGAGTGTATAATTGATGCTGGTGATGACAAATATACTGCAAGACGTTGCAGCAAGTTACTACAATAGAATAGTCCAGTTAACATACCGATCCAAAGGCCCCTTCACAAGGGGTCTTTTTAATGCTATAATATACTATGTCTTTCATCTTACAATTATGGGATGTAGAAACTGCGACAACGTATCAATGGATGACTATGAGAATGCTATGTTTGCTCATATGATAACAGAACGACGTGGCAAGTGGTACGTTCGATGTGATAATGGTAAAATAGAGGAGTTCGCATCACATAACGATGCAAAAGAGTTTATCTTCAACGGTGGTGCACAGTAATGCAATTAGATCAATCATTAAATTCAATGCAACAAGGCATTGGTAAGCAGAGTGTTATTAAACACGAGGCTAAATGTGATACATTCATTAGAGAATATCCTGGTCACGCACCAGATGTATTCTGTGATGCTCTAGTACAATATTGTAATGACTTGCGTGATGGCAAGATGAAAACAGAGATGGGACTAAACAATGGTGGCCCATCTGAGGATAATCGTAAAGACTTCTACTTCTTTATGACTGAAGGTACATTACCTAATCTACGCAACACATTGTTGAGAGAATGGGTGAAATTAGGATCAAGTCAATATATTGAAGAGTTTCAACACCTAGGTACATTTGATTATTTCTTGGGCACTGCTAAGGTACAAATGACATTACCAGGTGAAGGATTTCATCACTGGCACTATGATAATGCTGGTTACTCTAATATGTCTAGATGGTTTGTGTTCATTACATATTTGAATGATGATTTCGATGGCGGTGAAACTGAGTTCTTAAATCAAGGTATCAGAGTTAAACCAGAGAAGGGCAAGACAGTAATATTTCCAGCATCATATACACACAGACACCGTGGTAATCCTCCTATCAATGGTACAAAGTATATTGCTACAACGTGGGCTAATATATTACCACGCATTGCACCAGAGGATGCTACTTGTGATGCAAATGAAACTATGCAACCACCAGAGCAGACAATTAGATATATGAAAGGGGATTAAAAAAGAGGACTGAATCAGTCCTCTATAAATTTCCTTGGATTTGACATATTTTGTACGTATTCTATTACTTGATCTCGTATCTGCAATACATCATCAATACATTCTTGGTTATGTGCACAAGATCTAAGATGATGATCAGGTTTGAATAATGATTCAAGTAGTATGCCTTTAGCACGATCCCACTTCTCATATGATGTAAGTGGATGATCTAATGATTTCTGGTCTTTCATTCTGTGTTCAAGTTAATTAAAATGGTTGTCAGGTCAGGATACTTAGCATATGCTGATTTCACTGCGGTAGAAGGATCTACACAACTGTGTACTATTTTAGTCCATTGTAATTTATGGTCTATCTTACACAATACATTTACTTCCCATTTCTTCTTCTTAGAGGGCATTAACAGCCCTCCGAAGAATGTTCAAACTCCATCTCTCCATCATCATTATAATACCAACACATCTCACCACCAAACTCATCAGTATCTTCCTCGTGCACACTCGTACTTCGATAGGCATAATGTTTTGCCTGTTCATTATGCACACTCGCTATCAATTCATTAACAGCATCCAACTGTGTTTGATGATAGTCTTGGAGTTCATAAAGTGCTTGCTTAACATCAGACATCAACTCAGATGGTCCTCCATCAAGATATTGAGTTACGATATGATGTAACTCTTTATATCTCTGTGTCGCACCATCCATTGTCGATACGACTGGCAGCTCTTTCAAGCTTGGAGTAGAGATCACTACATTTGACTCCTGTGTACTTCTCTGTTGAGAATTGTTGACTGGAGCTGAGGTGTTGGAGGGCATCGGACAATACGGATAGTTCTGATTTGTTAAGAAGCACTTTAAGAAGTCTCATTGAAATGTATCAACCACTATACTATAATTATACAGTGGAGGGGTGCTTATGCAGCCCCTTGAACAGGATTTGCTAACTGAGGAATAGTGTTGAAATCAGTCACGTCCCAACCG